TGAGTAGCGAAAGGTAGAGCCGATGCCCTATGTAAATAAACCCCGCCCGTACAAGAAAGAGTACCAGCAACAAAAAGCTAGGGGGGAGCATGAGGCTCGTATGGAGCGGCAACGTGCCCGGCGGAAGATGGACAAGTCCGGTGAAGATGCCAACAAGAATGGCGTAGCCGATAAACGCGAAGGCAGGGATATCGCCCATAAGAAGGCGTTGAGTAAAGGCGGTAGCAATAAGGACGGAGTAACTGTTCAGAGCCGTAAGAAGAACCGCGCGGCTGGCGGTGCTATGAGCAGCCCTAATAAAAAAGCGTAGTGAAACACTACCACGGAGAACAACATGAAAATTTTGCGGGATAAAGCAATAATGCTGCGGGTGCGTAACCCAAAGCAAATTACAACGGCTATCCCCAATAGCAAGGAGCTACCAATGAATAAAGTTGTCGTAAAATGGGGGTTGGACGAAGTCTTATCCTTAAAAGCGTTGAACATAAACGCACCGTCACCGATCACGAAACAGTACAAATGGCCCGGACAGTACAAACCGTTCGCTCACCAGAAAGATACCGCTTCGTTTATGACGCTGAATAAGAAGTCGTTCTGCTTCAACGAGCAGGGTACAGGTAAGACCGCGTCGGCTATCTGGGCGGCGGACTACCTGTTAACCCAAGGCAAGATTAAACGTGTGTTGGTTGTCTGCCCCTTGTCAATTATGGACAGTGCATGGCGTAACGACTTATTCTCCTTTGCGATGCACCGAACTGTAGATGTGGCGCACGGTAGCAAAGAGAAACGTAAAAAAATTATTAACGCTGGCGCTGAGTTCGTCATCATTAATTATGACGGTGTAGAAGTTGTCAAAGACGAGATTGCCGCAGGGGGGTTCGATTGCTTCATTGTTGACGAGGCGACACACTACAAGAACGCACAGACAAAACGGTGGAAGACCCTCAACAGTCTAGTCAAAGAAGACGATTGGTTGTGGATGATGACAGGTACACCCGCTGCACAAAGTCCGGTCGATGCCTATGGATTAGCTAAGTTAGCCAACCCGCTGTCGGTACCGAGGTTCTTCGGTGCGTGGAGAGACATGGTGATGCACAAGGTTACACAGTTCACCTACAAGCCGAAAGATACCGCCAAGGACACGGTACACCACGTACTGCAGCCTGCGATTAGGTTTACTAAAGAAGAGTGCCTTGACCTGCCAGATATGGTCTACACTAAACGCTTTGTCGAAATGACCGCACAGCAGAAGAAATACTACGACACACTACGAAAGCAGATGTTGATGCAGGTAGCTGGGGAATCCATAACCTCTGCGAACGCTGCGATCAACATGAACAAGCTACTGCAGATCAGCGCAGGGGCAGTGTATACTGACGACGGTGACTCCATAGAGTTCGACATCAGGAGCCGATATCAAGCACTCCGAGAGACCATTGACGAAAGCAGCCAGAAAATCCTCGTGTTCGTACCGTTCCGACACACTATCGACATGCTAACTAGGAAGCTCCGAGCTGACGGCATAACGTCAGAGGTCATACGAGGAGACGTATCTGCGTCTAACCGCACAGATATATTCGAACGCTTCCAAAACAATCCCGACCCGAGAGTTCTAGTGATCCAACCACAGTCCGCTGCACACGGCGTCACACTTACGGCGGCGAACACAATCGTATGGTGGGGTCCGACCCCCTCTCTGGAGACGTATCTACAAGCTAACGCACGTATTCACCGTGCCGGACAGAAGCATAAATGCACGGTAATTCAGATCGCTGGCTCCGCTGCAGAGAAACGTATTTATAAGCTGCTGGATGACCGTAAAAACATACATTCAGCTATAATAGATTTATACAAAGAAATGCTTGACTAACCGATATAAAGTACTGTACGACGGTGACACAACTATAAGGTACTATAAAACGGAGAACTTAAATGAGCATTTCAGTCGATAAGCTGGTCAGTACGTACACTAAGATACGTGACAAGCGTGCGGAAGTAACCGCAAAATACAAAGAAGAAGAGGGCCAACTCCGCGAAAAGCAGGACAAGGTAAAGTTCGCTTTACTGCAATACTGCAAGGAGCATGAAGTCGATAGTGTTCGCACTGCATCGGGCCTCTTTTACCGTACTGTGAAGCAGCGTTACTGGACGAGCGACTGGGAATCCATGCACAAGTTTATCATGGAACATGATCTCCCTGAGTTCTTCGAGAAGCGTTTAAATCAAACGCATGTACGTCAGTTCCTAGAAGAGAACCCTGACCAACTACCCGCAGGTCTTAATGTGGATTCTGAGTACGCAATTTCTGTGAGGAAGAAATGACAGAAGTAGAGGCGAAATACGCCAACATGAATATGGTAGCGGAGTACTTTAACGTATCTTTGTCTACCATTCGAAAGTGGGTACATTCTGGGCATATCCCTACCAGTGCCTACATCAATATCGGCGGAGTTTACCGGTTTCGGTTAGACGACGTTGAAGCAGCCTTGACTGATAAAACCAAAAAGGTGCAGACTCGTACCTCTAAAACAAAAAAAGATGGAGAATAAAAATGTCAGATATGACACTATTTGAGGGTACAAATTCCCTCGTGAGCAGTGACCTGTTTAAGTCCCTACAAGAAGCCGATGACAATCTTGCTGGCGGTAGCGGTGGCGGCGGTTCAAACCGTATTAGCCTTCGTGGTGGACGTTTCCGTCAAATGGTCGGCGGTGAACAGGTTAATGTTAAAACCGATGGCCTACTGAACGTGGTCATTATTAATGCAGCTAAGCTATCTCGTACATTCTACGAAGGTTCGTATGACGCGGATAACCCTTCCAAGCCAGCCTGCTGGTCTATTGATACGCAAGTATCCGCTCCCAAAGTACCAACGGAGACACGCCAATCGACCCGCTGCATGGACTGCCCACAAAATATAAAGGGTTCTGGGCAAGGCGAAAGCCGCGCATGCCGCTATAATCAGCGTATCGCTGTGATGTTAGAGGGTGAGTTTGATACAGTGTACCAAATGCAACTGCCAGCTACGTCTATCTTTGGTGAGGCCAAAGACGGTAAGATGGGAATGCAAGCGTACGTTAAGTATCTAAGGGCGCACAAGACGCCATCCATTGCTGTACTCACACAGATGTATTTTGACGAGAATAGCGCCACACCGAAACTGATGTTCAAGCCAGTCCGTCCGTTGACGGAAGAGGAACTACATCAAGCCGTGGCTATGAAAGATAGCGAAGACGCTATCAAAGCAATTACGCTGACTGTATCCGAAACTGATAACGTGCAGGATAAGCGTGATGGTCCAGTTGCAGTAGACGAGATTGATATCGACGCTGTGCCTGAGCCGAAGAAGGTCGCCAAGAAGAAAGAGGTATCTGCTCCCTCTACCAACGAGGCCGATCTCGCTTCTATCGTGGACGACTGGGATGATTGAGGGGTCACTCACCTAGTCTAAACGATAGGTAGTCGTGGCGGGTTCATCACCCTTTTAGAACCCGCCACGTTATATTTTGGAGCAGCAACAATGAACATACCAGATTTTTTACGTAGCCTTCTCAGTGACTCCGGCCATTACTGCGTATTCGCGGCCAAGGATGACGTACTAATACAGAAGTTCTACGATACCCTTGAGGAAGTAGACCGCGCGACACGAAAGTTTGGCGCAGATGGCCTCAACACGTATTTTGCTTTGGGTACCTACAACGAGGTAGGCAGTCGTAAGGCTATAAACGTCCGCGAGATGAAGTCTCTATTCCTTGATTTGGATTGCGGACCACTCAAAGAGTACCCGTCACAACAAGCTGCGGTAAACGCACTGCGTGAATTCTGTAAGAAACTCGACCTACCCAGACCGTTTATGATAAACAGTGGTAATGGGGTGCACGTGTATTGGCCTCTTACCGAAGCAGTTTCGGCGGAGCGGTGGGTGGTAGAGGCCCAGCGGCTAAAGCAAGCGTGTGTTGATAATGGCCTTCGCGCTGACCCTGTAGTCACTGCAAACCTCGCGCAAATCCTCCGCGTGCCGGGTTCATACAATCAAAAACAAGACCCGCCCCTGCCCGTAGAGTTTCTTGGTTTGGAGATACCGGAGCCTGTGGTACTGGAGGATTTTACATCCAAGCTGGGTGTCCTAGCGAAGCCAGTTATCAAGATTGATCTGGGTACCGACGCGCTTTACGAAGCCTACGCCGAAAACTCTGAGAACATCTTCAAGACTATTATGAAGAAGACTGTTGAGGGTCGTGGGTGTGAGCAGTTAAAGTATATCGCGATGAACCAGTCAGAGGTTAGCGAACCTTTATGGAGGGCTGGGCTGTCGATTGCTAAGTTCTGCAGTGATGGGGACATAGCCGCGACTAAGATATCCAACAAACACCCCGCATATAACGAAGAAGATATGCGCAAGAAGATGGGTGAGATTAAAGGTCCGTACACCTGCGCACGTTTTGACGAGTTGAACGAAGGCACGTGCCGAGACTGCCCACTGTGGGGTGAGATCAAATCCCCTATCGTACTGGG